CTAAAAGTTTATTTTGAGTATTTAATTTTATGGCTTCACCAACTGAAATACCCAATTCCTTTCTTGTGTCGGCAATAGCCTTTCCATAGTCCAATGCAAACTTTGCCAATGCAATAAATATTGCTACTGCCATAGAGGCTGGCCCTAAGATTCCTGCCATACCTCTAGCGGAATCTTCAACTGATGTTGCAAATGACATAGCACCAGGAAATATCTCGTTTACTGCTTTACCTAATTTTTTTTGTTGGTTTACCTGTTCTTTATTTGAAGCGATAACGTCTAGAGCTAAATCCCTTGTTCCCTCTTGTTTATCTTTTAATTGTCCAGCAATTAAATCCCTCTCTTTTAGTAAGCCATTGTTAAAAGCTTCAAGAGTTCCTTGTTCTTTTATTAAATCATTTACTTTTTGATATCGTTTCGCTAGCTGTTTGGCAAGGTCTTCTTGTAATTCAGCTTGATTTTCTAGTTCTTTTTGAAATGCTTCATTACTTATTCTCGCTCCACCGACATTCTTAGCCATAAAGTTTTCCTACTTTAAATACTGATTGATAAAATCTGGTATTTCATTATTAGCCATCTGTTTTTTTTCTTTACTAGATAATTTTTTAGATAATGTTTTTTCTAAATCTTTTCTGGCATCTTTGATTTTTTGCATTTGTTTTGCAAGCTCAGGATCTTTCTTTTTTATTTGAGATATGGCTCTAGATTCAACTCCACTTCCAATTTTTTTAAAAACTGCAGTGATAAATCTGTCTACCACCCCTTCATTAACTTTTTTGTAATTAGGCATTATGAATCTCCAAATAAAATTAAGTATTATAACTCAATAATAAATATCACTTTTTGTATTTATTCATCTCTTTTTTAAACTCTTCAGCTTCTGTTTTATAGAACTTCTGAAGTCTTTTTAGATAAAATGTACGTAGATATATAGGTAGATTATACGCATCAGTAAATGTAAATCCACCCTTAGAATGTAAGATTAACTGAAATATTTCTTCATGTAACTGAAGTTTATACTCAGGTGGTAGGCCAAAAAAATCGTACGGTGACTGGAATTGTCACCTCTATCTCCTTTCCACTAGAATTAGTTATAGTGGTTGTCATGTTTAAATCTGGTGTAATTGTATTTAAATGTTGTCTAAAAGCTAGTGAGTCTCTTGACAAAAATTCATTTTCTACAAAATTTATTATATGTGATTTATCGGAGTTACCATCTACAGATAATAACATTGTTTTTAGTCTAGTAGTTAGTTCAGAACTTCTTTCTTTTGACACTTTTCTTAATGCCTTAACTTCTGCTTCAATATTTTTTTCATCTTTACCTGATAGTAATTTAAAAGTTATCTGTCTTTTAGATGTTGGTAATTCAAATGCAAACTCGTTTGTACCTTTTGGAAGTTTACTGAAGTCTATTGGTTGAGATTCTATTTTAGATAAATCAACTTTTTGTTCTTCACCATCATATTCAAATTCATAATCTTTACCATAACCAAGAATACGAGCAGCAACCATGATTGCATTTTTATCACCTATGAGTAATTCTTGAATGTTAATTGTTTTGTCTACTATTAGAGATTGTAACAAAACATCAATAACAGTTCCTTGTTGTATTAGATTTTGTGAGGTTAATATATCCTCTTCTTTTGCGGTCATGTATTTCACTTCTACTTTACCACTAGATAGGGGATGACCATCAACATAGAAATGACCTTTGGATGGTAAATCTACCATTTCCGTAGGAAATTTATAATCAGCCATGAATGACTCCTTTGTTTGTATTAATATATATAACTAATTTTGTCTTAAAACTATTTTATTTTTTACCGAACTTTTCAGCCGCAGTAACACCAAGTCCAACTACCGAAATGTACATGAAACATTCAAGTATCTTGTCCTTGACTTCGAAAGCAGTAAAGGTATCAGCACCCCAACTACAAATCAACATAAAAAATGCTGCAAAACCAACTGTTCTCTTTGATGATATTTTAGCATCACTAGATAACATCTCTTTTATAAAACTCATGTTTACTCCTTAGAATTGTAAGATTGCGTAATCGTATTTAAGTGTTAGAGTGATTTCAGCAGGATCACTTGAAGCGTAATCTAAATCACCAAAGTTAGCTGTTTCAATATAAGCACCTTTAAGTACCCACTCTTCAACAACATCACCAACAGGTCCTAACAAATTAAATGTTACGTCTTTTTTATAGAAATCTGAGTATCCGTCACGACCAGTAACAGACTCATGTGATAAACGAACCCATTCCATAACAGCTTGAGCACCACTTGGAACCACAGGATCATATAACATGATATCAATTGGTTGCCAGGCACCTTTTCCTTTAATATATCTTTTAACATTGATGTGGTCTAAAACTATCTCTTCGAACTGAATCTGAGGTCTGTTCGCAGTCTTAATTAAATATGCAGGAATACCTTCTATGTACATTATAAACCGATTTTTTGTTTTCGGTTCAAACGGTGTAAACATAATTTCTGAAGGATCTAATGTAGCCATTCTTATTTCTCCTAAAAGTCCGTTTAATTCTATTCAATAATAAATATCAATTAAACAAATTTTTGATAAAAAGAAAAACCCCTCATAAGAGGGGCTTTTCATTTATTTAGTGTTTATCCTAAATTATTCAGGAAATGTGGCTCCTGTTGGTTGTACTACGAAATCAAGTACGATGAACTCTGCAGTTCTTGTAGGTTGGATAAATATCTGACCTACCAACTGATTTCTGTCTACAACTTCTGGTGTGTTGTTAGTGTCATCCATGACAACTCTAAAAGCACTTAAACCACTATTAGACTGAACTTGTTCTAGATAAGGATTCACGATGTTTAAGAAACGATTTCTTAAAGCTTGTGAGTTCTGTTCGAACACTAAGAATCTTGAAGTACTTGCGATAAACTTTCTTAACGCAATCAACAATCTTCTTACATTTACTCTGTCTAACGCAGATGGTTTAGATTGTAGTGTTTTCTGTCCAAAGACAACAACACCTTGACCAGGAAAAGAAGCTATTGGATTAACCCTACCTTCATAGAGGTCATCTCTTTCAGCATGTGTTAATCTTGTTTTTGCTTCTAATACACTTGTCAATCCACCACGATTCAATCCAGCTGGTGCAAACCATTCGTGAGCTACTTGGTCGTTATATGAAATAACACCAGGTAATACTACTGATGGTGGAACCCATACTGGTATTGAACTATCCCTATTAGGTATTAACACCCAAGGATAATAAGTTGCTACATAGTTAGTATCTAGATTCTTAACTGTATCTAACACGGTTTCAACACTATCGTTGTAAGCTGCCGCATCCATGATATAGAGTGCGTCTGCTCTAGACTCAACTTTACTAATCGCATGGTTTGTTATGTTAGAGTGTAGTCTATGAATAACACCAGGTGTTACCAATAGATTCATATCAAATTCATCAGGATTACTAATTGCATTGATTGCTCTCTTATAAGCCAAACTACCACTAGATGTTGAACTTGAAAGGTCAAACCCTTGTGTGTTTCCTGCAGTTATTGATGAACCAACATTATATGGAGTTGCTGGATTCTTTCCATCAAATCCCCATTGTAAAGGAACAACAAATTTTCTTTGAGCTAATGTTGAATTGGTCAAAGTAATTTTTGTCGAACCATTAGCAAATGTAGATTCTCCATTTGGATTACCATCATCATGACCAAAGAAGTCTTCTAGACTCATTGATACATTGTTACCAAACGCAGCTGTTGCTGGAATTGGTGCTAAATAGTTCTGATTATCATCTTTAATATGTTGTGATAGATAATCAAATCCATAAAATACACTAGAATCATATGTTCCCAATCCACTATTTTGGTCTGATTTAAATACAACTGCTGGTATTTTAGTACCACCAGGAACAGTATTATAAACTGCTTCATGTCCCATTGGAACTACCTCTTTTGGATGTTGAGAAAGATTATTCTCACCAGAAGTATTAGAAGCGTAATCACCAACTCTAATATGTTTACTTAAATTTGGTAATGTACCAAAATAAGTAAGTTTTCCATTAGAGTCAATGGTTACATGTCTATCACCGATTCTCTTTGCAAAGTAGTTTGGTGAATTAGGATCGAATGTCAAACTATCATATTGTTCTAATATATTATCATCATCTAAACCACCTGGATTATTTACCCTAACTTGTAAAGAAAATGTACCATAATCAGAACCCGCAACATCAGCTGCTGGTTTAACGTTTAAGATACCAATCTTAAGTTCTTTGTTAATATTTGAACCATGTGAACGAGTATAAACTCTGAAAAGTTTAAACCTTGAACCATTTACTAGTTGTGATTGTAAAAATGGTGTTCTAGCTGTTTGATAATCTTTATTACCAGTCCAATCAGTAGATTCGTTTCCATCATTATCTATGGTATTAGTACCATCAATAAAGTTTAATCCATTAGACACAATCTCTGCAGAAGCTGATGGATATGGAACTGCTGTATATGAACCAGTAGCATGAGCTCTTCTACTCCATACTTTATAAACATAAACAGATGAATCATTATTACCACTCTTAGTAGATTGTGGATCTGAACTGATTACTTTTGTTATGTAATTTGCACTACTTGTATTAAAAGATAGGGTGTATGATTCTGCTCCACCACTAAATCCAGTACTACCAGATACACTTAGTACAAATTCGTTCCAAGTACCACCTGTAGCAATAGAAGTACCACTAAAATCTGCAGATGTATTACCTCTTGATGGAGCTAATACAGCCAATGATTCTGAAGCTATTCCTGCTTTATATACATCTAACCTAATACAATCTTCTAAATAACCACCTAGTCCAAGAACTCTCACTACTGTGACAACTCCTGCACTTCTTAAATATTGTTCTACCGTTTGAGGTGTATAATATCTATCATCTTGACCACCAAATATTTCTTCAAAGTCTTGAAACGATGTTACTTGGGTAGGAACAAAAGCAGGACCTTTAGATGTAGGTCCTACAATAGCTGCACCAATTGCACCAATCGCTTGTGGTAAAAATGACAAGTCTCTTTCACGAGTGAATACACCAGGTGAAACTATTCTTTCTGCCATTAAATTTCTCCTAGTTAA